TGATACTGCGCCGTGCGCGTCAGTCGTATTCCCGGTGTGCGTGGTTAAATCCCCCGCTACCGTAGTGACATTAGACTTCAACGCTATGTCATCTTCGGCACTTGGCGCGACCACCTTTGCTCTTCCAGCAGAATCTCTACGCACAATCTTATCAGCAGTCGCCGCCGAAACTGCGCCGTGTTCCGCACCAGTAGTAGCTTGACTATGATCATAAGCTGTTGCACCCCTATCGCCACGATAAGCAGTTGTTTCTGTTTCACCTAAATCTGGTTTAGCATCAACATCTGCTTTACGAGCAATATCATCATTATGATCAGGTGCTGCAACTCTCGCCCTACCATCTGCATCACGCACAATAATTTTTGATGCTGTAGCAGTAGATACAGCTCCATGTGCAGTTGTAGTATTAGCTGTATGTCCATCAACCTCATCCCAAAGATCATTTTGAACTTGAGCGGTAAGACGATTTTCTACTACTGCTTCATCATTATGAGCTACTCTTGTTGTACCTTCTTGTCCCCTTACTACAGTTAATGTATTAGATGAAACATTAGTAACATTCATAATTTCATCATCAACAGTAATTTTAAAAGGAGCAGTTGGGTGACCTGATGCATTGGCTACAACAAGAGAAGTATCTTCTTCACCACCACCAAGGCCACCCACCATATTAATTGTGGTGTTCCAATTATTTGCTGCGTTATATCTTGTCATTTATAACACCACCTTAAGCTGGTTTAACAAATACAGTAATAGCTACTTCAATACCATCAATAGCTACAACTACACCATCAGAACCAGTAGTTTTTGGTCCGTCTGTAATAGCTCCTGTAAACTCTGGTTGCCCAGCAGTAGAGGCAGACCAGATAGAAAAATGTGTAATATCCTGCGCAGCATCAATTTGTGCACCAGTCCACTCTACTGTAGCTGTATTTTTTACAAACCTTTCAGTATTTGTTCCATGGTTTGCTGGTGCATCTCCAAAAGTAATTGCTTTTCTTGCAATATCAGCTGTATCATACTGAGCAACATTAGCTGTTCCTGCTGCACCAGGACTACCAAGATGTAGCCACAGATGTGGTGTTGCAGGTGATCTTAAAGCATCATTCAAAGTATCATCTGCCCTTTGATAAGTCATAGTCATTTCTATTCACTCTCCTTTTACTTAGGAAATGATGTTGCCTTAACTGTTAGGGTTGTACCGCTAACAGAAGACAAAAATGTTCTAAACCAAGTAAACCCAGCCACAGGAACCTCATAAGCACCAACAGCTATGATACCTGTAGTAGCGGTTTTATTAACTCCGTCTGCTAATTGAATAGCTCCAACGGTTAACCAGTTTGTTCCATCCATACTAACTTGAGCGTCTAATTTCATAGTACCTGCTGTACCTGTAACTGCCAAACTTACTGTATTGTAGCCAGCTACAGACATTTTCGCAGCAGGTCTATTAGTATCATGGTTTACCGTAGTAGCTCCATCTTGTAGAACTACTAATGGTGGCATAAACCCTGCCATAAGACCCACCTCCAAAATTAGTTATAGGGGTAGAATTAACTACCCCTAAAATTATCATGCAGCTACAAAGGTTTGATCAGTTTTAAATTCTGGTACAGAGTACTGTACAGTAATCAATGTAATGCCTTCAGTAGCGGTCGTACCAGATGTTACTGCACTTGCTCTAATTCTACGAGCAGTATCAGAATATCTTTTGTTAACATGACTGGCTGCGTTTTGACCATTGGTAGTATAAGGTAAGTAAACTCCCTGCTTACCACCAGTTCTGTAGAAATCAATACTTTCACCAGCCAATAAATCAGTAGCTTTTAAATTAACTGCAGCAAAATATCCATCTGCATCTATTGCTACTGGTGGACTAGCATTAGTATAATCCCCAACATTTAACGCAGCAGTTGTTCCAGCATCACAAAGTTCTACAGCATGTACAATAATATTTTCAATTATTGCATGTGCTGGAAGAACAACATCATTGCTGTAAGTACCTGCAGCACCAACTGTACTAAGTTGTATAGTTTCAGATGTAGAAACCATACGAACTCCAGACTGTACAAGGTTGCCACTACTATCAACTACTTCCACACTACTGTCTGCATCACCAATCCTGAAACCATTCTTTGATACAACAGGACCAGTATCATGCACACCGGGAAGACCAGGACCATATCTACCCATAAGTAAAACCTCCTTTAATATTGGGGGACCGCCAAGGAGTAAGCCGTCCGAAGACCGTCCCCCTAATAAACTTTAGCTGGCATCGTTGCCATACACCCATACCCAATCACTCCAGCCACATTCATAACGCATATACGCCCTGAATTTAGCAACCAGAGTATCGAACTCCTCTTCCATAGCAAATTCAATGGGTACACGATCAAACCACTTAAGGAACATCTTCATGTACCGAGAATCCAGTAAAAACCAAGCATCATCGTTAGTAAGTTCATCCCAAACGATTAGCTTATAACGACCCTGATGAATATTAGGGTTGTTATCACTGGTATTAATTTTCTTGTCGGACTGAATAAGTTCCCAAGCAAGCTCTTCTTTAGCCACAGGGACCAAAAGAGTATCAGGAACAACAGAAACACGAAAACCTCTGTCATCTCTGGTATCCCTCATAAGAGCCTTTGTGCTCTGTAAAGCTGAGTGACTTAGTGCTAAAACACCAGCATTACTACGCGCTTCAACACCTTCGGACCCCCCACTATCCACATAAGCTTTAGATGGGTGATCTGTTGCACAAAGTCGCTTACCATCAGGACCTGTATAGCTTGCGCTAAAAGCATTATTGAAAACTGAAGCACCATGCTCCTCCTGTTTCCTTGCTGCTCTTGTTGCCAACCCTACAGGCTTAGTATTGATGATGTTGTATTTTTCATCATCATACAGTTTTCTTTCAATCTGAAAACCTTTCGCATACTCAGGGAATTCATATACCTTACTATATCCCTGATACATGCGGTCATATTCTACTACGCCTTCAAACTTCGGAAAATCTCCAAGAGAACCAATACTAAGGTCTTCCTCGTAAGGCTCGCTAGTAGAACCTACTTTAAATAACTCTGGATAAATCTTCGGAATTTCATCAAATGCCTCATAAAAAATATCCGATAGACCTGGCTCCAGAAGTTTGCCGAAATATTCTCTACGTGCTATAGCCATTTAAATTTCACCTCTCTTAAAATACTTTTAGTTTACGCATTAGCCTTATTCAACAGGCCTTGGTTAAACACAACCCAAGCTACAGTATTTGCAGCGTTAGCATCTGTGCTTCGTTCAATCTTAACAACAGTTAAAGGATTGTCTGCATGTGAAGCATTAGCCCCATCAGCACCCAAACCAGTAGCATTAATTCTAAGACGTGCACCAAGCACTGTAGTAGCTGCAATACCATGAGTACCTGTGCCTGGAACAGCACTAAACTTAGTTCCGTCTGCCTTGGTTACAGGAACCTTATACACGGCACCTGGTAGAATCCATGCGGCCCTACCAGTTCCGTTCTGTTCAATAGCTTCAAGGGTAACTACAGCAGGAACCAAGCTCTGAGCAGCAGCTATATTAAGATGACCAGCTGTTGCATGCATATCACAGGCGACACCAGCCTTAAGACCACCAGAGTTATCCTGATCCGTAAACGGGAAATTATCTGCTGGGGGAGCTACAGGACCCATACCGCTAATCATATTTCTTACAAAAGTAAAAGCCATTTAATTTCACCTCTCTTATTCTATTTCTCCAGCTTGCTTTTTACGATTATAATAGCGTTCAAAGCTGATACCCATTCTTGTTGCTACATCTTTCTCAGCTTGTGTTAACGCAACATTATAATCAACAGATGCAGAAGGTTTACTATCTCCGCTTTCAACTTTACGCTTCCTCTGCACTTCTTTCTGTTTGCTCGTTTGGTTCTTTATATGCTGTTTTAACTTAGGTCTCAGAATAACTGCAGATGCGTCTACAATTGATAGACCAGTTTCATCTGCTTTATCCAGAATATCATCCCTATAGTCATCATATAATTTACCAAACTCTTTACGAGCCTCAGCTTCTTGTGTAGACCTTACCTTCTCTGTGCGTTCATCAGCGATCATGCTCTTAATTTCATTAAGTTCACTACGCATGTCATTCCCTCCACCTTGTACAGCATAAGCATCTTGCTGAGCAAACTGCTGTTGTAACCTTTGCCGAACCTCAGAGGGACTTAACCCTGCCGCACTAGAGACGGCCCGACCAGCATTAGCAAAATCAGTGGCTTCTTCAATACTTTTGAAACCCATTTGCTTAGCCAGCCTGTTACGTTCTCTCGCAAACCTACGTTCAAACGCTTTGTCAAACTCCTCCTGGCTCCGATAAGTCCGACCCTCATCTGTTTCCAATTCTTCGGTACTTTCTTCGCCATCAAGGTCTTCTTCCATTTCGTACTCCTCGTCAGCGATTTCTTCCTCACTACCCGATAGTACTTTCTCATCATCAAATTGCATTTTAACTACCTCCGTTTTAAGTTCGTCAACTTTAGATTCCGTTTAAGGTTCGTCAACCGTAAATTTAGAAGGCATTCCGTTTTTTATATCTCGTCAGATATTAACCGAAAGGCTTTCTCATCCCTATTGCTGTCAAGCGTTTTGAAGCCTGAATTATCCGAGTGAAAGTAGTACCACTATTTCCACTAACAGATACCTTCGGCTGTGCACGCTGACCTTGGGATTTACCCTGTCTAACCGATTTGTAAGCATCCGCAAAAACTCCCTTACTCTGCACAGGCATAGACATGTAATCACCTCCTAAAATGTTCTTTCACCCATTCTTTCTCCACCTGCTTGTTGTTCCATCAAAGCAGCCTGTTGTTCTTCCATTCTCGCAAGAATTTCTTCCTTGTTCGGGAAATTCGTAACCTCAAGAACTGCTTTTCTATCAATAACGCCTAACTGATAAAATTCTTTTGCTTCTTCATATAACAATGCTTGGCTATATGGAACACTTGGGCCAACCTTTACCTCTACATCAAACTCTGGAAACTTAATCTCTTCCATTAACTGTGCTCTCTGCTCTTCATCCAGCTCAGGCATACCAGCTTCTTCCATTCCTGGCATAAACGTTTGTTCAACAGGGGGCAACAATCCAGCTTCATCAGCCATACTAATCAAACGCTCTTCCAGTATCTCCCTTACATCTAAAGTCATCGGAACGGTATTACCAACCAACCTTATTATACGGGGTTCTTCGTAAAACTCCAATACCAAACTAATCGCTTGTTCAGACATTTCACGGATTGATGCCCCCATGTTGCTGGCTTTCTCACGTACCCTAATACTGGCTGCTTCCTGTAGTGCAATAATACCAGAAGCAGACCGTACACCCACAGGCCTCCTACCCTGTACCACATCATTTACACCTAATATCTGCTCCATCCACACGATTAATTGCTCCAAATGATTGGAAATATGTGGCGGAATAGATACTCCAGGCTCTCTTCTTACTCCTTCATTATGTGTAAATATAACCCTACCAGGCGTATTATCAAATATATAAGCATCAGTCTCATCTAAACCTGATAAAGTTTTGTTCACTATCCACTGTGCATTACCCATTAATCTGGTGTTATCTATTATCTGTGCTTCATAAGCATTAACCAACTGCTGGATCATATCAATAATTTCAATTTCTCCAATACCCCAAAACTCTTTCTCTGCCTGATAGTCTACAAATCTTACTATTGGAAACTTACCATGCTTGTATACTGATACTCCACCTTTGTTCTTATCATAATCTTCATCATATTCTCCACCGAAGACATCAAGAACTACATCACCAACGTAATACATTATACATACATTACCCTCTTTATCTCTAAAAGCATACTCTACTAAAGTTGCTGTCTCTTCCCCAGAGTCCCTTCCCCTACCCTCAAGACCCTCAGTCTGCATCCAATCATTATCTGGTACTACATACGAACCTTTATCGGGCCACCTTCTATGAAAATACTCCATAGGTTTAGCCATTTTAATAAAGTAATACTCCATTCCTTCTACGGTATATGCCCTTGGGTCTGGATAAAAGTTAATTGGATGTATATTAGTGTATTCAATCTCTCCAATCCCGTCCCAAGAATCTGGATTCCAGATCACTTTTTGTATTGAAGTACCATATTTTAATATATTTAACACAATTTCAATAATCTTTTCTTCTTTCATTCTATTAGTGTACCAAATATGTTCCAATACTACGCCTAATACTTCAGCTAATTCACTATCACTTGCAGAAACTCTTGGTTTAACCAGCACTTCTGGTGAATTTTCCGTTAATCTTGGTATTAAAGACCGTATCAAAGCAAAGGTAAAGTTCAGCACAGGGGTTGATCTATCATCTGGAACAGACTCAAACCACTGGTCACTCCGATATATCTTATCAAACCGTCTCCATTTAGAATGTAAATGCTCACCATCAAATGCTACTTTTCCTGTGTCCGCTAATTGAAACCTTGATAAAGCAATATCCAGCAATTCATTTTCCTGCTTGCTGTTCTTTTCTCTCGTGCCTCTAATGCTGCTCTTTACTTTATCACGATCTTTAGCTACCCAAGGTAATTGAAATGCCACTATTTATCACCTCACTAGCCCCGTATACGTAGGCTTTCTTCTTATTTTCTTCTTATCTTCTAACATAGATGGATGAATAAAGTCCACAACCTTACCTGTTTCGTTTTTCTGCACCCTCTGCTGTGGTAATTTGGTAGCCTGTACTAAATCTAACTGGTCGGCTAACGCATCTACTAAATCATCATACCCAGCAAACGGAAACTTTAATAATTCCCACAGAAGCCTTTGAACTAAATCATATTCTCCCTCTCTCTTGCTTAACTTAAGCATTTTTCGTGGTGCGTAAAACCCATCCTTTATCCTTGGAACCAATCTAAGTATTCTTTCTTCCTTTGATTGCTTGCTTTTCCTTTTTATTGGCTCTACTGTAAACAATCTACCCCTTTCACGCATCACCCGTTCAAAATTATAGATATATGTCTGCTGAAACCCAACAGATTCAAACCCAATTGGTAACAAAAACTTACATTTATTATAGTATTTTAAAGCTAAATTGTAAATATCATCTAATAATTCATCTTCTGTGACTCTTTCATTTATTCCGTCTAATAAATACATTCTGTTTGCTTTATCATACCCACATACTATAATTGCAGTACGGTCAGCCTCGTCTCTTAGTGATACAGCTGGGTCTACCGTTATACATACATTTAATTCCCGTAAATCTGGTGGCTTTTCGTACCAATTTATCCATTCTATGTCAAATTTCTGATGCTCAGCTGGTGTTGGATTTAATAAATACTGCGCACCAAACTCATATGGCCCCTTTGCGTGCAATAAATCCTCTAATTGCTTGCGCCCGTACTCTTCTGGAAAAATTGGATTCTCCAGCGTAGTTGGCATTACGCTTATCATCCAATCTTTCTCTTCTTCTGGTACATTCGCAGCAGCATCAATAACAGGTTTATCCACCAGACCATCTGGTACTCTTAATGATGCCTTGCCACCAAACTCATTTATGATCCATGAATATAAATCAACATGTGACCATCTTGTACCGATGATAATCATCTCACCATCTGGATCAAGTAAGTCAAGTATGTCTTTAAAATATAAAATTGACTTCTCTACCATATCTTGTGTGCGTACATAGTCACGATTCACAAGGTCGTCTGCTATAATTGTACTGTAATGCTGCGAAACCATGCTGGCATCTACAGCACCAGTGGTTATACTGGCCTCTCTCCCAGCATATGGCCTCAATAAAATAAATTCATCCTGAGTATTACGAACTATCCAGTCTAATTTATCCTTCATCTCCGCTTTATGGTATGGCGTAGCATAATTATTTATCCAATAATCTCTCCATGCCCACCTAAACTTTGGCGAAGTTGTAAAATGATTACTTATAGTCCGCAAAAATTTCCTGCTGTTATCTAATTTAACATTTGAAATTAAAATTCTCTCGTTTGGATCTCTCAACAACTTTTGTATACTGTAACTTTCAGTTGCTATAGTAGATTTAAAATGTCCCCTGGGCCATAATAACAATTTAAACCGA